TACCTGCTTTAGCCTTGTCTAACATATATGCAACTGCCATATACGAGATAAGGGTTTTACCTGCTGATGTAGCTAACTCACTTAAACATCTTCTAAACTTTAAGATATTATATGCTGCTTCTATTTGATAATCATGCGGGGTCTTTTCATAACCGTCAAAATAATCAAGAGCCCATTCTGTGAATTCGTCTTGTTTTACACTAGCATCGAATAGTGAAGTAACACCATTCATTTTTAATTCATATTTATATGTTTTGGCCATGTCCATCACCTCTTTCCAAAGTCCGGAGGGAATCCACTTATCATCTTTCATATAAGAGATATAGCCGTCCCATAGACCTTTCTTCACCAGAGGGTGAAATCGCCAGTTATCAATTCTACGATTGAATGTAATGTTAAGCTGTTCTAGTTCTAGTTCAGTTGCATCATCAATTCGCAGAAACTGTTTATTTTCAGTTAAACTTAGTTCCATTTATTATAGTCCGTTCAGAGACAATCGATTTCTAATTGCAAAGCCCATGTTATCTAGGGTCTTAACTGAACTTGCAAAGAATTCTAATTGGTTTTCAAGATGAGATAATATCATATTGTCATCTGCTAGGTCGCCTTCCAAAAACTTTTCTTTTTGCTTTTCACCTAACTTATAGTCATACTCATAGTATCTAATATAGGCTTCCCTATATCTTAAACTTATTCCTGTCTTCTGTTCTTTTATTTTTACGTTTAGGTATGCAATCTGATCTACACAAGTCTGTCTTGATGATAGCGTTTCTGCTATTACCTGTTCCATACCATCTACTTTTTTAAGTCCTCTTGCGAGTCCTCTTATTGTATCAGACCATTGTGTTCTTTGTGCAGATAACTTTTGATCTAATGCTTGAATCTTTTCTTTACTCATATTAGTTATATTAGAACAGAGACTTTTTGTTTGGATTTGGCTTAATAAATTTAGCAGCTTTTTGTGCTTTTTTAAATTTAGGCTTCTCCACAACAAAGTTATTACTCTGTACATTAAACTCTTCTACCTCGAAATCAATAATTAACTTATTGCCTTTGAATCTCTCTGAATCCTTCAGAAAGTCTTCTAGATTATCTTCTACCATATCAGTTATACATACCATAGATCTAATTCGCTTGCTGTAAAATAGTTTTCAATTTCTTTCCATGCTTTGGATTTTTGCTCGAAACATACTCTAACCAAATCGTTGAGATCTTTTATATTATATGTATCTAGCTTAAAATCTGTTAGAAATTTAGACCACATAAACACTGGTCTTCCTTTCTTTAATTTCTCTGCCATCTTCTTTTTACCTGTTGCATCGTTATCAAACATATAACGTACAGTTGCCATCTCATCAAATTCATCAGTAGTCCTACCGGCAGTAGCTAGGGCTAAAGAATTATGCATAAACTTTGCATCGATCGGTCCCTCAAATAGAGTGACTGGCTGTTGGAAATTAACCTGCATAATCCCAAATAGTGTTGAGGCCTTTGCAAGTTTTGTTAGTTCATCAGGTGGTAGCTCAAGCGGCTTTCCCCATTCTTCATAGAGCTTGGGTAGATCATAGGTTAAATACCTAGACCCATAGCCTTTCATTCTTCTGGATTGTGCGCCGATAATTTTACCTTCCATTCCCATGTTTAAGATCCATAATCTATTACCTTTTTGGGAGAAAAGAAATTCGTTCGCTTTATTGTGTAATAGTCTCTCTTTTAATTGAAACCATATCCAATCACCTGGTGTTATTTCTTTAGCGCCGAATATCTGTTTAAATTCAGATACAGTTAATGCCAAATCTTGGACGCTAGCAAGAGATGCGTTCTTTAATACTTGTTCTTGGCTAACCTGGGACTTATTTGCTTTTATATAGTCTATAATAGTAAATGAGTCTCCTGAATTAGGCATTTTAATCTGATGGTCTTTTAATAGTCCATATAGATTTGTGTGTTCTGAACAATTGTAACAATGATACTGAAGAGTGTCCCAATACATGTTACCACGTTTTTTGGTATCATCTTCATGGGAGTCACCACAATAAGGACACGCCAGGGTTATTCGCCCTGGCATGTCTTTAAGTAGTTGCTTGTTAGGAGTAGAATGTGCTTCAACACATACTTGTTTCAGTGCCTTCTTTATTCTGCTCTTAAGCTCCTCAGTTAATTGTATGTTATTAGAGGTTGAGGTCATTCAAGAAAGAATCTAAATCATCGTCAGTATTCGCTTTTGCTGGCTCCGTTGCTGTTGCAGCTGCTGCCACTGGGGCTGCTGCTACTGGTTGAGCTACTGGTTTTGTTGCCGCTTTCGATGCAGGTGTTGATGTAACCTCTGAAATCGATTCGCCTGGATTTAGATACATTCTAAGAACGTTGTTTACAAAAGAACGAGTATCTTCGTCCCATGCTTTATAGTCATAGCCTGCAAGTGAAGGAGCTGCTTCCAATTCCTCTTTAATACTTGTCATCGTTTCTTTGCTTCTTTCTGCTGGAGCATCGCCCATTAAGATTGCAGATTTGCTTGAAGAGAATTTAGACTTGTCGTAGTTGTTATATTCACCTTGTCTTGTAATAACAAGCTCAAAGTTCTTACCTTCGAATAAATCGAATACTTGTGTTGGCTCACCAAAGTCTGGCTTCAACTCAGAATCGATTTTCTCTTTAATCTTATATCCAAATTTGAATACTTTGTAAGTTCCTTCCATTTCTGGATTTTGTGGATCCTTAACGATCTTGATTAAAGAATAGTACTGTTGACGTCTCTTTAATTTCTCTGATGACTTACGGTCTACTGCAGAATCTGATTTTCTTAATTTCCAGAATACATCTGCAATTGGACAGTGTTCACCAATTGTTTGAGGAGAGTCTACTAATTTACCATCTCCATTAGAGTTAGTTAACCAGTGTACATACTTTTGGATCAGAGATTTTCTTGGGTTCTCTGGGTTTGGTACAAAACGAATTAATGCTTTGTAAGTGCCGTCTTTACCGTCGTCGGCTGTAGGTTTGTAAATCTCGTTTACGGTTGTTCTTTCAGGCTGGTGTGTTTCCACATCTTCCACGCCTAAGTTAAAAATGTCAAATGAATCGCTCATAATTTTCTTTTAGTTGTTTAAAATTGTTTAATAATGAAATACTTTAATTGTCTTTCAGTTCCTTATAGTTGTACAATAATCAATAGTTTCAAACTATTCCTAATTATTTGTTCGGTGCACCAAGGCCAATCAACTCGTGATTGTGTTTGGTTTCAATTTTGCCAAGTCCCTTAGTTATATAGGGGTGACAGTACGAACAAACTAGTGTGGTCTCGCCAGTTAGGATTGTATGCCCATCTGATAAACCATCGCTACATGCAGTATATTGAATTTCTAATACCTCGTCTTCAGACATATTAGTTATTTTAAATACTTCACACAGCATCGTTTGTACTTTTAGCACCAAATTCTAAAATAGCTCCAGAGGATTCCTTCCATCTATTATCCTTTAACTTAATCAGTCCTGACTTGTTGAGTAACGCCTCACGGTCTTGTGCCGTAATCTGGTTGAACTCTACCATTTTTTGTAGGATTCCTTGTAGACGAAGGTAGTCTGCTGTAATTAACATAGTATCAATGCTTTGTTTATTATACTTATTATATATCTGAATTTCATTTTGTTTCTAGATTATATGTTAATAACTTTGTTTCAAAATAGTTGCCGAAATATTTTTTTATGTCAATTAAAATTCGTATATTAGTACTGTAATTAAAAACTAATAAACATGAATAATCCACACTACGAACACCAATTAAAATTAGACGCTATGAAAAAACACGTTAAATTATCATCAAGAAATAAAGACCTTCTTTTAATGGGGGCTAAGGCTACTGGAAGCTTTCTAGAAGGTTATTATTATATAGAGGAAAGTTTATACATCGATGAGGCTAACTCGCTCCATTCGTTCTGTACATGGATTGATGACATCATCGGTGGCGCAGGTCCAGTTAATATTGATATGTTATGGCTAGGGTTTAAATACCCTGAAGTAGACAGATACTCTAGAGCCTGTGTAGATATTAAGAAACAAATGGACGAAATTAAAGCATACTGTTAAGATGAAGAAAGAAGCTTTTAAATGCTGTATTTGTGATAAGCTTATTATGAATAGTTATGGTAATAATCCATGGCCAGTAAAAGATACCGGAAAGTGCTGTGATACATGTAATTCTGATAAGGTAATCCCTAGCAGAATTGCTTGGTATACTAGTGGTTAGAAAAATAGTTTGAGATTTGTTGAACCTTTTTGAAACCTTTTCTGGGTAGTCGCATATAAGTTATGTCTTTAACGCCAAAGAAAGATAAGTACCATTCCAGGGCTGGAGGCAGAGACTAGGCTGAAGGCAGAGATTAGGACAGTTTTGGAGTCCCGCGGTTGAAGCAGAGACTTGGTTAGTCTGGCAAATTTTCCCCAAGTTGCTGAAGCAAATAATGATTAAGGAACCAAGCGTCGACTAGATCATCAAATGGTTTTGGAACCTTCTTAACCTCATCACCTATTTCATTTACACAATAATTAAATAAAGAAGTCTTAGCTAACTCTGGACTCTCTACTATATTATTTAAAAAGGCTACCCAAAGTGCTAACTTGTTCATGTTACCTTTACCTGCATGTTTCTTAATAGTTGTGGGTGCAACGGTCAGTAAATTTTTGACCTCGAGTTGGCATATCATTTGTTCTTTTAGGATTGCGGCTCCTGCTGCCATGTCAATCATATTATTAGTTCCCATCTTAGAACCATACGACGTACCCTCAAATGCTATGTGGTAATCTTGTTTGCTATTTGTTATGCTTATGATTAGATTAATAATATCATCCGCTGTTTTGATGTACCTCTTAATCTTTGCAAATTCGTTTTTAGAGTAATCCCCAACTGTTAAATTCCAATCGGGTTGGTGTACAAGAGTAACGTCTTTAAATAGACTTATTTCTTCTTGTCTCTTTTGTTCGGCTTTTGTTCCTGAACCAGCTTTAATATAGGAGATAAAGTGGTATTCATTCGTATCAGACTGCCAGACACAGATACCAGGGGAATTAAGCGAGAAGTCAACTGTAACTAGATTCAATTTAGAAACGTTTACCCATCGCAGCACCTAAAGCAGCACCGACTAATCTGGAGGTTAATAAATCGTAGAAGATACCTTTCTGAATACCAAGAACTCTGGCAATCATTTTACCAACACCTTTACCTAATGCAAAACCGGTTAAACCACCGACGATAGAACCTAAAAGTCCTTCTTCTACTAGATCTTCTTCTAATCTATCTATATCAAAATCACCAGTTTCTTCATTGCGGTATTGTTTTACAAATTGTTCTAAAGCATGGTCTACCTTTTCTTCTAGTTCAGGAGTCCATTCTGACTGTAAGCCTTCTTGTAAAAGTTGCATGTCAGTATCTGTTAGTTGGGTTTCAACTAGGTATTCGTTAAATGTTTTAGTATCTCTCATGATTTATATATCAGTCTATTTCTAATCTTAAATCTAGCTTATTGTAAAAGAACGTACATTCAAACGTATTGAAGTCTGCAACATTCTCTGCCATATTTAAGTTTAACTCATTTATAGAGTTCATTATTATTTTATTAAATTCCATATATGCTACTGAACTTCCTTCTGCATCTAAGATTCTTAAAGTCATTGGTTCTATATAAGGCTCTTTAGTAGATCTAGCATAGTAGTATAAAAGAGTATCTTGCATAATCCAATAATTAATAAAGCCATCTAATAACTGCATAGTTACCGTGAACTCTCTAGTAATTGTATTTTGAACTGGCACTGCTCCTCTATGGTACCTTGTAGTTCCGTCATTATCAGCTTGGGTAATTGGATCAAATGCTAGGCCTGGAATATTAAGTCCTTGAATAGAGTAGTTAATTAAATCAACGGGTTCTGCTAACAGATTACCTGGAGTTTTATTTAAGTACGCTTTATACTTGTCTGCAACTTCTTGTGGGATAAACTTTCTAGGAAACCTAAAGTCGTATGCATTATTTCTGCTATTTAATATCATTAGTTACTTGTGAATTTACCTTTAGTCACCATAGTCTCATCAGTGCCATTATCAATACTAATATAAAATGTATTAGATTGCATACCTCTGATAGAGTTT